AGGATCACGCCGGTGGATCGCACGCTCACCGCTCCGGTGCCCTCCATGATCCGGGAGCACGTGGGCGATCCACCCTTTGGCAGCGAGCCCGCGTGATGGCGGCTCCGCGCTGGAGGGAAAACACCGGGCGCATCCCGCGCTCGCTGGATCGCAAGGGGGCGCGCATCCGGGTGCGCCTCCGCAACGGATCGGAGCCCAAGGAGACGTGGGCCGCGCAAACCACGCGGTGGACGCTCACCACCGGCCCGGCCTCCGCCTTTGACGTGATCGCCTATCAGGCGGAAAGCGAATGAGGTGGGCTTCTCCCGATGTGTGCGCGGCCGATCTCGCGGCGGTGATCCGCGAGGCGTTTGAGGAGATGATCCCGCCTCACCGGCGCGCGGCTGGATGGGATCGCAAGTGGCAAGAGATTGAGGAGTGGGCCGATGATGCCGACAAAGATTGAACCTTGCACCCGCGTGATGGGCCGCCCGGTGGGCACCCTTGAGGAGGATTGCATGGAGCTCCAGATTTCGGATGAGCATGATCCGATATGGGGAAACGTGATGCGCTCCGCGTGGGTGCCATCGCCGGAGGAGCGTGAGGCCATTGCCAACGGTGCGCCCATCATCCTCCAGATCGTGGGCAAGTGCCATCCGGTGGTGGCGCTCTACACCGGGGCTTGGGCCGGGGCGGATAATCCGGCATAAGCGCGTTTCAGGGATGCGACGGGTGGCGCTATCCACCCAAGGAGTGTGATGATGGCAACGCAAGCGGAGCGCCTGGAGGCGCTGGAAACTGAAATCGGCGGCATCAAGGCGATGCTGGAAAAGGTGATGCCCTACCTTGAAGGCGCGGCCAACGGTGAGCCGGTCAAGGTGACGGTGGAGGGAATGGAGCTCCTCATCGGCCGGGTGGATGATTTGGAAAAGCACCTCAAGGATGGTGAGACGCTGGATGAGCTCCGCTCGCTGGTGGCCAAGGCCGCTCCGCTCTCCGATTTCGAGACGCTCACGGAGCGAGTGGAAAAGCTGGAGCTTGACGGGATGCCCGGTGGTGGTGAGCTCATCGCGGCGGAGCTGGTTGAGGGCTATGATCCGCGCGGCGAGGTGCTCAAGGCGTTTCGGCAGATTGAGGCCATCGCCAATCACATCAACGTCAAGCTCCCGGCGTAAGGCGGCCGCTTCCCGAAAGGAGGTGATCTTGATCTCCCGGCCGGGGGCACCGGCAAGAGGGCGGGGCTTTGCGGCTCCGCCCTTTTTGCGTCTTGAGCGGCACATTATCTTGTGATAGCCCAAGGGCTCCTCAAAGGGAGCTGAAACATGAGCAACATCAAGCCCGATCCCAAGTGGCCCGCGATCTCCGATCCCGCGCCCACGGCCGCACCGGCCAAATTCCCCTATGATCACGGATCGCTTGCGGAGGCGGATCGCCGCGCGGCGGAGGCTATGCGCGATGCGTGGAGCGGCGGCCGTGAGTGCCCGGCCGATGGGCCTTGAGAGCAAGGCGGCGGCGGTGAGGATCGCCCTCACCCTCACCCATAACGGCGATTGGCATCCTCGCATCGCCCGCGAGCGAGCGATCCGCAATTGGAAAGCGCGCAAGGGCAACCTCACCGGGCGGCCGCATCCAAGAGAGCGGATAGGGTGGGAAGGCTGGAAGGCCATCACGCGCGCCCGCTATCTCCGGTGGCTGGAGCGCAATGCCGCCATGCTGGAGCGGAGCCGGTGAGCGCCGGGCTCACGATCCGGGCCGATGGCATGGAGTGGCCGCTCGCCACGTTCCTTGATGCCTATGGCTTCACCCGCACCGATGGTGAGCGGCCGGATTTCGCCGGGCTCGCCGGAGAGCTGGATGTGGTGACGGCCACCGGCGAGCTCCGCCAAGGCGTGGAGATGAGCGCGGTGCCGTGGTGGGAAACCATAGCGGTGGCGGTGCTCAAGGGCTCCATGCGGCTGGCACCTTGCCACGGATGCGGTGAGAGCATCGTGCCGGTTTCGGTGAGCACCGATGGAGATGGGCGCACCGTGCTCACCACCGACATTTGCGACCATTGCGAGGAGGATTGCTGGTGAGCTGGCCTTGCCCGGATCGCGTGCGCCTCGCGCTCAACGGACCCTCCGGCGAGGTGCTCCGGCTCATTGCCCTCCAGCCCTATCGCGGATCGGCGGCCAAACACCTCATCACATCGGAGCCCATCCCGGTGCCGCGCCGTGCCGTGTGAGCACGTAAAACTCCCCGGCGGTGGCTCCGCTATCGTGTGCAGCTCGCGCCGGAGGCAACGGTGCAAGTGCGGACAGCCCGGCACCCTCCTTTGTGATTGGAAGGTGCCGGGCAAGCGGAGCGGCACGTGCGACAAGCCAATTTGCGCCACGTGCGCCACCTCGCCCGCTCCGGATAAAGACTTGTGCCCGGATCACGCCCGCGCCTTTAAGGAGTGGAAGGCCACCCGCTCACCGGCGTGAGCCTCTCCGATCCAGCGCGCGGATCGCCTCCACCCGCTTGCGCTCAAGCCGGAGCCACTCATCCCGCTCCGCGCAATGCTGGCAATGATCGCCCTCAAAATAGGCGCGCTCCGAATAGCTCACGATCCAGCTCCTTGATGTGGAGCCGTGGGCATGGGCCTCAAGGCGTTACCGCCACCCAAAGAATTGCGATTAACGCCCTATCAACGTATATCTCCCGGCATGGGTGATCATCCGAACAAAGCCGACGCGCGAGGAGCGCCAAAGGGCAGCACCGGCAACGTGCCGCATGAGCGGAGCGAGGAGGCGGCAACGCTCATCCGCGAGCTCTCCGGCTATGGGATGCCGCAAGAGGAAATCTCGCGCGTGCTCAACGCCACTTATGGCGGCGGCTATTCGGTGGACACCCTGGATCGCCACTATCGCGCGGAGCTGGATGCGGCCTTGGCGCAACGCAAGGGCGAGCTCCTCCGCCGGGCTCACAAGATCGCGATGGGCGAGGATGTGCTCACCAAGATGGGCGAGGATGGCAAGGTGGTGCCCTCCGGCGTCTCACCGGATGCCGCGTTGCGCGAGAGCTCCGCCACGATCCGGTGGCTCCTTGGCGCGGTGCACCGCGTGCGCGACGGCATGGAGCATGATTTCGGAGCGGGCACCATCAACGTGAGCATCTCCGCCGATGATGCGGAGCTCTAGGCTCGCCCATGGCCGTGGTGCTCACCAAGGCGCAGCGCCGGGCAAATAAGCTCATCGCCCGGCACCGCATGGCCCTCCTCCGTGGGGGCTCGCGTTCCGGCAAGACGTTCCTCCTTTGCCGCGCCGTGGCCACCCGCGCGATCCGCGCACTGGCCACCAATCATTGCATCTTTCGTCTCCGCCGGAACGCCATCAAGGGCACCGTGTGGAAAACGCTCAAGGATGTGATGGCCAAGTGCTTCCCCGGCGTGCCGTTCAAGGAGAGCATCTCCGATCTCACCATCACCCTGCCCAATGGCTCCGTGATCATGGCCGCCGGGCTGGATGATGCGGATCGCGTGGATAAGATTTTGGGCATGGAGTTCTCCACCGTCTATTTCAACGAGTGCACCCAAATCCCATGGAGCTCCGTGGAAACCGCGCTCTCGCGCCTGGCTGAAAAAAGCCCGCTCCGGCTCCGCGCCTATTTCGATTGCAACCCCACCACCAAGCTCCATTGGACCTATCACCTATTCGTCAAGAAGCTGAAACCGGGCACGCGCGAGCCGTGGGATGAGCCCGATGAGCTGGCGGAGATGAAGATCAACCCCGATGACAACCGGGAAAATATCTCCACCGATTATTTCGACGTGCTCAACCGCATGAGCGCGGCCAAGCGCAAGCGTTTCCGCGATGGCGAGTGGAGTGAGGACACGGAGGGCGCTCTTTGGACGCTGGAGGGCCTTGATGCTCACCGGATCGCCATGGGCCGGGTGCCTGATCTTGTGCGCGTGGTGGTGGCGGTGGACCCCTCCGGCACCTCCGGCGGGCATGACAGCACGGCCGATGATGTGGGGATCGTGGTGGCTGGCCTTGGCGTGGATGGCCGGTGGTATGTGCTCGCGGATCATTCGTGCAACCTCTCACCGGCCGGGTGGGGACGCCGGGCGGTGGATGCCTATCGAGAGTGGA